GACTTAAGTCTGGGTTAGATCGTATAAATGCACAATGGTTTAAAGATGAGTTAACTAGCGGCAAAGTTAAAGACATTGGTGGTGAAACATTACTAGAACGCCTTGAACTAAACCCTGAATGGGGTGCAGCTAGAGCAAACTATATCAATCAAAATGATGCGCTGCGAACATTAACTAAGCGTTTAGCAAACATTAACATTGATGGGAAAAATTTATTTAGAATACGCACTGCTAGTGGTGCGATAACCCAACAAGTAGACGACAGTATTACAGAAATATTAAAGCATCAAACGGCTAGTGCAGAAACATTGTATGGGCAGTTAGAACAGTTAAATACAGACTTATATAAAGTAAGTGGCAAAAAACGACGACAAAAATGGACAAACCCAAAGACGGGGGTAATTGAATATAAAGAATTTACTCCTAACAAAGCTCGTAGAACAGCTATTCGTGCAGCGCAGAAAGAATTAAAACCATATTTAAAAACAGATAACTATCAAAAAATACGTGCAAATCCAAAAGCAATGGTTGAGGCGTTAGAAGAAGCAAACCATCAAGTAAATGCAGGTGTTGATCAATATGCTAACGCAATAAAAACTAATCCTAAGTATGCTTCAGAATTTGTTGAAGGAACTATACCTCCGCGAACTCGTGCTATGCAATTTGATCAAGCAGCGCGTGATATTCAAAATAAACAATTACGTACAGATGAAGAATTAAATAAAAGATTAGCTAATTTAGCTGCTGCGTTAAAACGACAAGAAATAGCATTAGGCAACAGAAGGTCGTCAGAACAAGGTTATGACGAAATAATTGCTGATATACGAAAACAACGAGTGTTATTAGACGAAGCTACGGCTAAATACAATGCTGCTAAAGAAGAAGCGCAACAAGTAGGAGAAACTACAGGTACTCTTGATAATCTTACTTTTTCAGGGCGAACATTTGAGGGAGAATTTTCTGACGAAATAAACAGATACTTAAAAGTAGCTGATGACACGGGCATTGGTGGATTAGTCAGAAAATTTAATAACTTTGCGCGACCGCTCATGGCAACCCTTGACTTTTCGGCTATTGGTATTCAAGGACTTCTTGCAATAGGTATGGACCCTATTGGCTCAGCCAAAATGATTGCAATCTCATCATATGCATTAAAGAATCCTAGATTTTATGACAGGTTCATAGTAGATCATGCTGAAATGATTGACTCGTTTATTAAAGACGGAGGGTATTGGGCAAAGCTAGATGACATGGGTGAGTTCATGTTTAAAGGTGGAGTTACAAATTTACCTGTAATTGGTAAGGGTGCAAAATGGTCGAACCATCACTTTAGTCGTACTGGTAACTTGTTGCGATTACAAATGTATAAGAATGCAACGCAAAACAGAGGGGCGTTTAAGAAATTAGGTTTGCAAGGCCAGATGTCAGGAAAAGACATCGCCACGCGTGAAGATATGATTCAATCTATTAACGAAGCTACTGGATTTAAAGCAGGTGTACCTTCAGATTTAGGAACTGCAATCTTTTTTGCACCACGTTATTTTAATTCTCAATTATCAATTCTTAAAAAGGCTGCGTATAAAGATGGTCCTGATGGAGCATTAGCTAGAGATATGATCGTTCGCACAATGGCAGTTATGAGTTTAGCTACATGGGGATTGAACGAAATGAACGGTGAGGAAACTGATTGGAGTCCTATACGGTACGACATGGAAGGGAAACCTCATTGGGATTCCAACTTTATGCGAGTAAGAACTCAGGGACAAGATGTATCGTTGTTTGGTTCATGGGATTCATTACTAGCATTATTCGGGACTGCTGTAACTGAAGGACCTACAAGTGCAGCTACGCGATTAGCACGTACAAAAGCCAGTCCATCTATGGGACGATTGTTTGATCTTATTATGGAAGAAACATTTACAGGTGGTGAGGTTAATTTTAGAACATCTGATCCAAGAGTTATTGGACTATCGTTTTGGAACTTAATGAGACAACAAGCTCCGTTTACTGTACAAGACTTAATGAATGAAGTGGCGCAAGACCCAGAATTTTCAATTTCAGACCCATCTACATACACTCGTCCTAGCGTATTAGCTGTAGGTTCTAACATAACAGGTATTAAATCTGCACCTGTAACAGCATACGAACGTCGCGATGATAGGTCTCAACAGCTATATGGCCGTGATTGGAAAGAGCTTACTTCTACAGAAAAAAATGAGGTTGAAGCTGAATTCCCTGAAATTATAAGAGCCATTGATGCACGTAATCAGACGCTAGCAGATCGCGGTGATATGGACGCTATTCTTCGTGTAAACGCTACCAAAGCTGAGGCTACTGCGGCAGAAGAATCTAGAGAGTTAGCTATATTAGTAGAGTCTGGTCAAATTCCTAGAGAAGAATTTGGCAAACAGTTTAGAAATATTAAACATGACCTAGCTGTAACTAAGCAAGCATATTACAACGCCGCAGGTATAGATTACGCTGAGTCAGAAGACCCTGTATTACGTGCAGTAGGTAGATACTACGACATAGTAAACGACCCATCATTGCTTATAGGTAACATTCGTAATTGGGACAAGATAGATGAGCGCGTATTTGTATTACGAGAATCATTAGCTCCAGATGAACAAACTAGATTCGACCAGTTCTTTGATTTAAATTATGGACAATGGCCTAAAGAACTGCATGAGTTTATACGGATGGATAATTACGTTAATAAAGAAACTGAGTATTGGGATCAGTTAGATTTAGCATTTGATAAAAGAAAAACTGTTCTAAGTGGAATTGCTTCAGCTAGGGGTCTGGACCCAATTAATACATATGACGAGCTAGTGACGGCTATTAATACTGCTACAAGTCAAGGCGAACTTAATGTATTAACAGCACAATTAAAAATTATTGACAAAGAGAGTGCTAGATTGCGTAAACAATTACGCAGATTAGATCCAGATTTAGACGTTGCGTTGTATATTACACGCGGTTTAGTTCCAGTAACACCACAAGGTAAGCTAATGGCTCGCTCTAAGAGAAAGTTCTAGTAGTTGACGGGCATAGCTAACCACTTATAAACTTATGCAAACAGATGTTCTAAGGAGGAACAATGACGCAAGAAGTAGATGCTCAGACCGAGTGGACTACAGAAGCTGATGTCACTGAAGATACCGATGCGCAAGCGGCTCTTAGTGATGACGTTGAAGTACAAGCCGATCCAGATCCATCCACACTTATAAGCTCGTTACAGTCGCAGCTAGACCAACTAAAGAAAGATTTTAGTGACAGTAAACACGTCACTAATCGAGCTACTAGTTCTCTAGACCGCCTCACAAACAGGCTTGATGAGTTTGCCACTAAATCAGATCTTGAAAATACTCAAGAATCTATTGCAGGTATACGTAGTTTGATGGATGTTGGATTATCCGATGTAATGTCAGATGAAGGGAAAAATGCTTTAGCCGAACAACGGCAAGAGGATACTTATTCCCGCGCGTTAAATTCTGCAAAGAATGAATTGAGAGAAGAACTGAGTAGTGCATCTCCTGACTCTGTGGCTGGTCAAGTCACTGACGATCAACTTAATGATGCCGAACGCAGAGCGTCGGAAGCCTCAAGTCGTGTGTATGGGTATGCAGAAGCAAAGGGTATATCTGCTGATGAAGTCGCTAAGATGCCAATATGGGATCAACAAGGGCGTACATTAGAAGAAGCTATTACCAACGCAAAGGAGTACATAGATACTATGTCTGAAGGTTCTGATTCCCGATTAGCACAACGTAAAGAAGCTGCCGCAGGTTCTCCCGAACGCGCAACAACAAGTAGTTCAGTGTTGACTATAGATAAAATGAAAAATATGTCACCGCAAGAGCTAATGAAGATTCCAAAAGAAATTCGTCAGAAAGCTCTCCGAGGTGGCTAACTATTAGCTAGGAGAAATCATGTCTGTAGACAGATTTATTCCTTCATTATGGGCTGCAACGCTACTGGAAAATCTTAACGATGCCCACGTTGCGGTAAACCTATGTAACCGAAACTATGAAGGTGACATAGACCAGATGGGGGATACCGTCCGAATTACATCAATCGGGCGTGTAACTATTGCTGATTATGTAAAGAACACAACTGCTATCACACCTGAGACTCTTGACGATTCTCAACAGGTGCTCACGATAGATCAGGCGAAGTACTTTGCATTTGAAGTAGATGATGTAGACGCTAGGCAAGTACGTGACGATGGTGCGTTGATGGACGTAGCCATGCGTGACGCAGCTTGGGGTCTTGGAGATGCTGCTGACGTTTCGGTGTTGGCTGCAATGCAAGCACAGGTAGACACAGGTAACGCTCTCGGAGCCATGACCATTGGTACAGGTAACGTCGATGCGTATGAGAACCTTGTTGATCTGTCACAGAAGTTGGACGAAAACAACGTGCCACGATCTGGCCGTTGGTGTGTAATCCCACCGTTTTATCACGGTTGGTTACAGAAAAACGCTAACTTCGTGTCATACGGTACACAAGCAAACCGTGAAGACCTTGAGAACGGAATCATCGGTGCTGCTTCTGGTATGAGGATTATTGTTTCTAACAACCTTCCTTCTGCTGGTGCAGGACGAAATTACGTTATCGCTGGTCACGCAGACGGTGTTACTTATGCAGAGCAGATTAATAGTGTTGAAGGATACCGACCTGAGTCGGCCTTCTCTGACGCTATTAAAGGCTTGCACCTCTACGGATACAAAATTACGCGACCATACGTGTTGGCTACCGCCGACTGTATTTCAGTATAGGAAAGGGGATAGACAAATGGCAGTTACAGCAGTAACACTCACAGAACTAACCCTTAACGAAGCAAGTGCGGATTTGCCAGTTGCGGCTTGGACCGCGATTGCCACTGGGGCTGATGGATTCTCTTTGGATGTGACGGGTGTTGGTTCACCTGTACTTCTAGGGTTTATTGACTCTGCTGGTGGTGCGAACAACGTAACAATCACGGCTGGTGACAGACCACCAGCGCAGGTACAGGGTCAGGGCAACCTGTCTATCACTATGGCTGCGAATGACGTGAAGTATGTAACGGTTGAGTCTGGTCGTTTCGAGCAGAATGATTCCACTATTAAAGGAATCTCTGCTGGAAACAATACCAAGATGATTGCGTTCTTGCTACCAGTTAACTGGGGTTAATACGTTAAACTATGAGAAGGGGATACTCACTGGGGAGGACTCCCCTTCTTTTAGCTAAGGAGATAACATGGTTCGCCAAGCATTACGCTACCAAGTTTTAGACAGTTCTGGTGTGCCAATATCTGGTGTGAGCATACAGGTCGCACAATTAGACACTACCACCAATATCACACAGACAATGTACGCAGGGCTTACAGGCGGGACAACTATCGCCAACCCTCTCATTAGTGACGCATCAGGTTGGGTACAGGCATACCTCAATGGTGCAGACGCAGTGGCATTAAAGCGTGTGACAGTTATTCCTACCCTCACAGGGTTTACATTTACTACGAGGAACGTACAACTCGGTTCCGATTACGGCGTATTAGACGCAGGAGACGCACCCCTTACGGGTACTACCGTCGATGCCACAGACAGATTCAACATGGCTCGCGGCTCAGGTGGCGATCCCGCATCACTGCAAACAGGTGATATGTGGTACAACACCACGGACAACAAGCTCTACTGGCGTAATAACTCAGGCACACAGGAAGTCAGTTCCGCTTCTGGTGACATTACAGGCGTAACCGCAGGGAATGGTTTAACAGGTGGCGGTGTATCGGGCGATGTCACTCTTAATGTAGGTGCTGGTAACGCTATCAACGTAGACGCAAACGACGTAGATGTCAGCGTCAATGCCGCTGCAGCAGCAGTTACTACTCTGGCAGAAGGTGACAAGTTCCTTATTGCTGATGTCGATGATTCTAACGTAACCAAGAGCGCGACGGTCTCTCAGATCGCAGCCACAATGTTGGATGCTGGTAACAACAAAGTGTTCTATAGCAATACCAGTGGGGCTATCACAGAGTTACCTCTGGGGGCATCGGGGGAAGTTCTCACTTCGCAAGGTGCGACGAGTGCTCCAAATTTCTCTGCCATTCCTGCGAGTGGGGGCACAAAAGAAATGACGGCGACTGGTGCTATATCTGGTGCTGGTGTCGCAGTTGCGTTGAATAGCGACGGCACTGTGTCGACGATTGCTGACACTCGCGCAGATGGGTCGCGCCCCTCAACGGGTGTTCAGTTTGAGGGCGCAGGGGTGAAATGGCTAAGAACAGGCTATGACCCTGACACGGGAAATGTCTGGGTTGCATATACCGATACGGGCAACTCTAACTATCCAACCGTCGCGATGGGGTCAGTATCAGGCTCGACGATTACATGGGGAACTCCTGTCGTGACAGAATCGACGGCTGTCGAATTCTTAGATGCGGTTTATGATGAAACCTTGAATCAGTTGTGGGTTATCTATTCAATGACGGCGAGCACCTACGACCACAAAATAGCTTCCTGCACATTTTCAGGCACGACCGTCACAGTCAACGGAACCGCTATCAGTATCCGCACGGGCTACCATACTGCGACGGGATATCATGGAAATAATGTGCTATACAACGCGACCGACGGCGTAACGATTGCCTGTGTAGCTGACGCGAACAATAGCTCGCGGGCTGACTTTTACAAGATGTCAATCTCAGGCGCAACGATTACAGCGACCGCAGCGAGCGACTCAACAACAGCGGGCGGTCTTGCGGGCACGTTTTCATTTCAAAAATTCACATGGGATTCGCGGTCAAACAGAATCGTCAGGCTCGGTTATAAAACTAAAGCACTTATAGCCGAGTCGTACAGTTACACCAACGCGACCCCGACAGTAGCACTCACAGCACAGGCGATAGTTATAAATCCATCGATGCCGTGTAGTTCGAGCGATAATGCGTTCAATATGGATTACGACGATGTGAACGACTTTCATCATGTTGGGTTCAAAAGTGACAACGACGGCGAGCCAACTTTGATCGCTCTACGCGCTACCACGGATGAAATTATTGCGGCCCGACCATATTCCCTGAGCGGAATCACGCAGGTCACTCAGTCCTATCCACCCTTGATAAATGTGGCAGTTGACCAGACAAGCGGGAATTTGTATGCGACCTATTCTGGAACCGATGACGATGTGCACGGCGTACCTTTAGGTATCGGGCAAAATATGGAATATGTCAGAGCAGGAGCCGACGTGATATATAACTACACCACTGGCACAGGTGCGAATGGCTACAACCAAGGCTGCGGCCCGTACACAGGCGGCAAGATGGTCGTCTGCTGGAATAACAACAACGGAAATAACGGGATGGGCAATATCTACACGATGCCGACAGGCCAAACAACGGCCCCAAATTTCTTTGGTATTTCTGAGGCGGCTATTTCGGGTGGTTCGGCTGGAACCATCACGATTATCAGTGGAACTAATACCGATGTAAGCGGACTAACGCGAGGAAGTGATGTGTATTTGACGGCAGCAGGAGCTTATTCGATGACTGATTTAGGCTATGGGAAAATTGGTACAGCCACCACAGCGACATCAATACTGATAACAGATACAGGCAACCAAGCACAATCAGGAGCGTAACCAATGAAACTAATTAGATCTAAGGTATCGCGTGAAATCCGATGGATTTTCAAAGATACGGATACGGTCGCGCTCGACGATACAAAATTGTCAGTAACGGAAACGGATTATTTTGATGCGTCGCAGTCATGGGAGCGTACCGATATTACAAATGATGATTGGGAACTCATTTCTGCTACGGCTGAGGAATACTTGCTGGGTACGGTTCATGACCGCCCGTATTTTAATTCTGATACATACAGAAATAACGAGC